GCCAGCCGATATTTCCTTTCTTCGCTCCATCAGTTTGTCCATATCTTTGGAAATTTTATCATCGGTTATCCGTGCATATCCCTGTGTCGTTCTAATATTGGAGTGTCCCATCATCTTAGCAATACTCTCAATCGGTATGTCCGCCGAAATCAAAAAAGTGCCGAAGCTGTGCCGACTTTGGTGATAGGTCAAGTTTTCCTCTTTTCCTATGGTTATTCCCAATTCATGAACCTCAAACCATAGGGCATCACGGTTGGGAAGAGGAAACACGGGCTTCTCGTCATCGGTCGTGTTATACAGCGACAATATCCGCTCCGCTATGGGATGTAAGGGTATGAATGCCTCTACCTTTGTCTTTTTGCGGTTGATGCGGATGTACCGTCTGCCATCAGCGTTTGTTCCGATATGGTGGGGATAAAGAAGTTTGATGTCCACATACGCCAGTCCAGTCAGGGTGGAAAATATGAAAGCCCGTCTTGCCAGTTCCATACGCTTGTCATACATCGGTGTGGAAAGTATCTTCTTGAACTCCTCACGGCTGATGTACCTGTGCCTTGCTTCCGGCTTTGTCTCATACTCCAAGTCCTCACAGGGATTTACACGAAGAATCTCCTTATCGACTGCCAGATACAACAGGCGGTTCAGCCAACGCAGGCAATGGTTGGTCTGGGAAACCCCGAAGTTCTTGCATTTCTTCAAGTGGGCTTTGTAGGACTTGCCGAAATCCTCCGTCACTTCTTCAAGGGGAATGTCCTTTTTACCGATGGACGTAAGAAAATCCGTCAGGTACTTCTGATAATACATTGAACTTCGATAGGAAGAAATCGAGTCTATTTCCTCGGAATGCTTCTTCAATCGCTCACGTTCCCATTCTCCCATCTGTAGAAGAGTGGTCGGATGGATGTTGTTCAAGGATATGTGGTTCTTCAAAATCTCGGCACTGACCACACCTTGCGATTTCAGTATTTCATTGTAGGCTTCCTCTGTCAGTCGTAAATATTCTCGTAAGCGGTTATTTTCCCTTACGGATTTAATCTCGTTTTTCTTGCTGTTCCATTCTTCCGGTCGGCAATAAATCCCCGTACTGATGGCAGTCTGTTTGCCGTCAATGGTTATGCGGCAGAGTATGGCGGTCGTACCGTCAGCCTTTACTTTGCTGCGGTTAATGTAGGGTAAAAGTGAAAATGTACTTCGCATATCGTTTTCTGTATTAAAGAATTAATTGAAAATCTTTGGTGGCTTCTATGAACTTGTCCATGTCCTCGAAAAGTTTCTTCGGGCTGACACGGGCATAGACCTGTGTTGTGGAAATGTCGGAATGCCCCAGCATCCTGCTGATGGTTTCTATCGGCACACCTGCTTCAAGCGTAATCAGCGAGGCGAAGCTGTGCCTCGCCTGATGATAGCACAAATCATCCTTGATGCCTGCCAGTTCCGCCAACGCTTTCATGTGTCGTCTGAGATTTGACCAATGCAGCAAAGGGAACAGGGTGTCCCTATCCTCACTATGATATTTTTCAATCAGCGCAATCGCTTCCGGTAACAGTTTCACACTGGCACGAAGTTCGTTTTTCTTTCTTCGATACTTCAACCACAAAGCACCGTCCTCATCCGTATATAGGTTCTCGTGGGTAATCGAGACAACATCCGCATAACAGACCCCGGTGTAGCACCCGAAGAGAAACATATCCCTTGCCAGTATATGGGATTTGCGGTAAGCGGGTATTTCCACATCACGGATTTTCTCAAACGATTCACGACTCAATGCCCGTGGTGTCGTTTCCGTCTTCTTTGGTAAGGTAAAATGCTGGAAGTGGATTCTGTCGGCATATCCCTCCTTATACGCCAGACGGCATATCTTCTTCAGGATGGCAAGATGGTGGCGGACGGTATCAATCGCATAACCCTTATTACCGGTGGCAAATGCCTGATAGTCGTGGATGAACTGCTCTGTCAGTTGTCCAAATGCCAAATCTTTCACCTTATACTTGGTCTCGATGAACTCCCCGATTGTCAGGCGCATATAGTGATAACCGGGATAAGTCCCTTTTGCCCTGTCTATGCCGATACGGGCTTTGAGGTCATCGCAGACAACATCCGTCATTCGCATGAGCGTCATTTGTGTTTCCATGCTGCCCTGAAAAAGGTCTTTCACATCGGTGGCATCGAAATCAATCTTGCGCTCCACAAGATTGTCGAATGCCGTGTTTACCGCCAACAGTAACTTTTCAATCTTGGCATTGATCTCAACCGCCTCCTTGCTTTTGCCGTTCAGACGGCTTTCACGTGGATTCCATAATTCGGGAGTGCAGGACAGTTTGCATCCGAACTGTGCCATTGTCCTGTTTACCGTGATGCGTCCCATGATGGGAGCTTTTCCCGACTTGTCCGGTCCGCTCTTTTTGAGGTAGAGCAATACCTTGAATTTTTCTACTTTCATACGCTTATATTTTTTAGTGCAAAATTACTTGCCGCATAAGCGTTCCTTGATATGCAAAACACTGTGTATGAGTGCAAACAAAACGGTGAGGTTTTCTTTTCATCGCTTTGCGTTACCTCTTTCCGTTTCGGTAACTACCCGGCTAACGGTTTGGTAACTGAACAACCTCAATATTCCGTTGTCGTTTGCATTTTCCACATTTTGCAGAATACAGAAATACAGCTCATTTCAAACGACTTACGTTTAATCTTTACCTATTCACTATTACTTGCTTCGCCTTGTATATTCCATTGTTTTAGGCACTCGTATGCAACCCTGCAACTCGCCGGAGGAACAGACATTTACACGGTCAGCAAAATGCTTGGCCATACAAATGTCCGAACTACGCAGGTGTATGCAAAGGTGGTTGATGCGAAAAAAGAAGAGGCTACCAAGACGATTAAGCTTGATTTACCGTATTGTTGACTATAATTTTATATTCTAAATCAAATTATTAGGTAAATACGTAAATAGTTTTATGTCACAATAAAATATATTGTTGTTTTTCGAAATAATTTTGCATCTTTGAAGGTATAAGACAATAGAGTGTAATTATATGGCAACAAATAAAAACATTAATCGTATCAAAGTAGTTCTCGTAGAAAAGAAGAAAACGAACAAGTGGCTTGCTGACCAAATAGGTAAAGATCAGGCTACAGTGAGCAAATGGTGTACTAACACAACTCAACCCACTCTTGAAACTCTAGTAGAAACTGCAAGAATACTTGAAGTTGATATTCGGGAGTTGCTCGTACCTACAGACAATCAGAAAATTATGATGACGATCTTGTAATAACTAAATCTAATAGAATATGGTCAGCAAATCAATAATAGAAAAATTACGTGAGATATATCAATCTTTGCCTAAGGTTGAACTGGTTGACAAGGGTGATGGATGGGTGAACCAGTATGATTTCTTACGTGCTGTTGGAAAAGTAGGTATCAATTATAAGAATCTGGGGTACGATCATTTCTATGAATTTTTAACAGATTCTGGATTGTTTTCATTCTGGACAGATTTCTCGGGAGAAAAACCTATAAGGTATGTAATTGAAAAAGCTAAGCCAAAATCTCACGAAGAGCAAAGAAGACCACAATACAATCGTGCAGCAACCCAATACGTAGATTCCGAGGAGGTCGTTAAAATCAAACGCAGATTGCGTCTTGAGAACAATCAGTTTATTGGTCAGTTTGCGCCTCAAAGAAATGAAGGTTGGTTTACGATAACAGATATCCGTAATACTGATTTTACAAAGATTGAAGATAAGGAACGTGGTATAAAGAATCTGTCTATCTCATTTAGAAGTAACAAGGAATTTAACCGCTTTGCATACTACAAGTTCACTTGGGTATTGCTTGAAACCGATCCTCTCAAGTTTGGTATAGACTTGCATGAGGAAATAACACCAATTTACCCCAAAGACATTGTGAACAGTCTTTACGAGGGCATTATGCGTTATCCTGCAGGTGCTGCAAAGAAGATTGCTCGTTCGCTTGATACTCTCAAAAAGCAACTTACACAAAGCGGTAAGGAAGTATTCATCTATGAGTTGTTGCAGAATGCTAATGATTATCCTCGTCGTACTAAAATTAATGGCAAGATTCAACCTTTGCCTGTTAATGTAGAGTTCCATATTACCGAGAACTACTTAACATTCGAGCATACAGGTGAATATTTCAATCCGAAGAATATTGCAGCTATTTGTGATATAAATGATGGCGAGAAGTCTGACAATACCGAAGCCATCGGTTACAAAGGTATTGGTTTTAAGACCGTTTTTCTTGACAACGACTATGTTCTCCTCAATACTGGTAATTACACATTCAGGTTCGACAAGTCTGCTACGGATGTAATCAATACACCGTGGCAGATATTGCCAATCTGGACGGAACATAATGAGATCGATAATGAAATCAAGTCTGTATTCCGTCAGCATCCTAACGAAGAGTTCAGAGTAAAGTTCGCTCTCCAACCACGAGATAAGGAAATTCTGACCGATGAAGACAGAGATGATAACTACATCGATTTGTTTACCGATGTATTTGAATCAGAGCGCGTCATATTGTTTATCCCGAACATCAAGAAGGTTAGCATCTTTATTGATGGTCAGGATGAACCGATTGTACGTGAGAAAGACAATAAAGACTGGTGTGTATCAGATTCTCTTGTAGATGATATTCCTGAGGATATTACAGATAAGATAAACGATGTCTTGGAAAATCCAGACTCTCTTCGTTCGGATGGTTATGAGAAAATACCTGAGAAGTACATGAACTTCCGTAAGACTGCGGTAAAGTTTGCGTGCAAGAAAGCTGAAAGAAAGTTGATGCCAGTTGATGATGCCATGCTTTACTGCTATCTGCCAGCAAAACGGGCTGATTGGGGCTTCAATTTCCTAATGAACACCGATATGGTGCCCAACGGGCAGCGTGATGATATTGAGGATATCGAGCTCAATCACGTTATTGCTCGTATTGCAGGTAAACAGTTCTTTTATTGGATCAAGCAGCTTATTGAAAGCAAAAAATACGACCTTGACTCTATCTTTGCACTTATCCCAGACTTTGATGAGTGCAAGAAGAGACGCGTGTATAAGACGTTTATAGAGGAGTTCCAGGAAGAATTTGAAAAGTTCATAAAAGAAGAGCCTTTTGTTCCATGCGTGGATAAGGATGGTGAACAAACCTTTGAAT